AAAACAGACGAGGCCACCGTCAGCACGCCAGTGCTGTTGGCAATCGTGGCAGACGCCGTGCCGTCCTTGGCCTTGATGTTCGTGACCTCAAGGTTGGTGGTGTCTACAGTCGTGGCGTTGACCGTGGTGATGTTGCCTGTGGTGGCAGTGGCAGTTGTAAACGTGCCCGCGGCCGCCGAAACGCCGCCGATGACCGTGCCGTTGACCGTGCCGCCCGTGATGGTGGCGCCAGAGCTGGAGAGAGTGTTCAGCGTAGCCGTGGACGACGCCGTCAAAGTGGTGAAAGCACCGCTCGAAGCTGTTGTCGCACCAACCGTTGTGCCGTCGATCGTGCCGCCAGAAATAGCAACGCTGCCCATCGCCAAGGTGTTCGTAATGTCGGACACCGCAGCGCCAACACCGCCACCGTTCGTAAACACCACACGCGAGGTGCTTGGCGCAATGCTGACCGTGGAGCCCGAGCCCTGCGACAAAATAACGGTTTGCGCAGTGCTGTTGCGTACAAAATACAGCTTTTGCGCCGTGTTCGGCTCAATCGAAACAGTGTTCGTGCCGCTCGGAGTGCCCGTAAACACCAGCACTGCGAATTGACCGTCGGACAAAACCCCGTTGGACGTCGTCAGCGTGTGCGTCGTGCCGGACAAAACAATGTCCGACGACCCGTTCAAAGAACGGTCCACAATGTCTAGGTTCAGGTTCGTGGTTTGTCCCCACAGGCCGCTCTGTTCGCCGTCGGCAATCTTTTCAATGCCGGTATTGCTTGTAAACGTACTGGACATAGCTCATCTCCTCACGCAGCGATTGGCGTCCAAATGGTTATAGCAGACGGATCAACATCCGTCCATGTATTGCCTGGGTCTGGGATTACTTTGCCCCAAACGACAGCTTGGCCCACGCGGCCGACCGCCGTGACCCCAACAAGGAAAGCCGTGGCACCCGCGTCCACAGCAACAGTGCCAACCTGCCCAGACACAGAAACGCCCGTAACCGCAAAAATAGCCGAACCCGTGACAGCAACAGTGCCAACCTGCCCAGACACAGAAACGCCCGTAACCTCCGCCGTGGCCCCCGCATCCACAGCAACAGTGCCAACCTGCCCAGACGCAGAAACGCCCGTAACCGCAAAAATAGCCGAACCCGTGACAGCAACAGTGCCGACCTGCCCGGACACAGAAACGCCCGTAACCTCCGCAGGAATCGGCTCATTCCAAGCGCCCTCGGACCACGAACCTCGGCCCCAGCCTGAGATAAGGGTCATTGCAGGCCCTCCTTATGCGATTCGAATTATGGCGCTACTGGCATCCGGTGTCGGGAACTGGACAGTGAATGTGCCGGTGGTCGACGTCTTGTTCTCGCCAAAGTCCAAAACCGACACAACAGGGTCGCCCGACGCCGTGTCGTTATAGATCAGCGCGCCGCGGGCCGTGATCGTTGCAGAGGTGAACGAGATGTCCTCGAAATCCACAAACGCCGTGGTTCCCGATGTCGCCACGCCGTTCTTCGTCAATGCCCCGCCACCTGCCGCATAGCTGCCCGAATTGGCAACCTCGTTCGTAACAGTGTATGCCGTCGTCGCCGCCGTGAAGGACGCGTCGTTCGTGTACAAAGCAAGATTGAAGACATTGCCCGTCACCGACAGATCATGCACCCCTTTAAGAATTTCCTGCTTAAAGCTCGTGGCAAGAAAATTTCCAGTAAACGCCATCTCAAAGTCTCCTTATTTGGTCCGCAAGCTGCGCATGCCCCGCCTGCTCAAGTTTAACACAGACCGTGGCCCGGTCCTCGGCTGCGGCCACTCTAACATAGTGCAAGACAACAGCCAGCATTTGTTTGCGGAACGCGCGCGCTTGCTGCGCCAGCTCCGGCGGCGCCTGGTCCGAAACCTTGATCAGCCGGTTGACGCACAACTCTGCGACCTGCTCGGCGCTGTGGCCGCCGTTGCTGGACGTCACCACAAAGGGCGAACCGACGCTGCTTCCTGCTTGAAACATTAGGACCTCTGCACCCGGACCTTACCGTCACGGTAATCTGTCGTTGTTTCCTTGCCCTCGCCCAAGTCCTTCAAGCGCCCCAGCGATTCAGCAAAACGAGACGCGTAAAGCTGCATCATGTCCGGATCGCCCTTCAGGAACGTGTAAGCCTCGAACAAGGTGCCGTACAAAAGAGAGAGCTCCGCATTCTCGCTGAGCCACGTTGTCCCGTCCTCCGGCCCCGCAGTCAAGCTGACCGGACGGTAGAAATAGTGCAAAATCACAGGGTAGTTTTGGTCCGGTGGGGGGCCCAGCAAAAAGTTGTCAACGTCAAAAGTCGCAAAGTACAGGGGCACGCCCGTAACAGAAGGGTCAGGGTTGTACGTCTGGATAAAATCCAACTCCTTGAACAACAGGAACGACTTGCCCTCGTCCGTCGTAACCGAACACGACAACGGTGACAAGAAATCCGGCGGCACCGCCAGAAACTGGTTGCCCGCCCCCGCCACCGCAGAAGCGTTTTTTTGGAACAAATTCAATCGCACATTCTTCAAAATGCGCTCCTCCGCCATCCGGATAAACAGCGGCAGATTGTTGACGAAAGATGTCTCCGAGTTCTCCAGATAATCCTGAACGGCCTGCTTCAGCTGCGCAAAAGTAAAGCTCATGTTATATCCACCGTGACCTGTCCAACCTTACCGAAAGCCTGGACGGGGAGCAACCCTGGCGCCTCCACCAACGGGACTCCTACAAAAACAAGCAACGGTTCCACAATATCGGGCCGCGGATCGCGGAGCGCCTGCGGATCAACCACTTTTCGACGCGGCTCCAGCTGGGGATGCTTCGGCTCCCATTCGTCAAAGCCTACCAACGCCCCCGTCCACTCTTTCTTCATTCGCGACAAAAGGTATCGAAACCCCGAGCGATCAGAAATGCCGTATGCGTTCTTGCCTGTTGCAAATTTTCCCATGATCACATTCCGCTGTAACCGAAACCGGGCTCAATCCGCAAAGACGCCCGATCACGGTCCTCGGACATCGCGCGCTCCATCTCTTCCTCGTAAACCGCTTTCAGCAGCTGCGTGCGTTGCGGCGACCGCTTCAAGGACAGGTAGTAAGCCAAGCCGGCCGCCAAGGCAGGGTAAAACCGAAACGGCATGTCCACAGTATTTGTCGCGCTTGACGCGTCATCCATCCGCACCAAACGGTCCAGAATAATGACGTCCGTGTTATTCTCCGGCGTGGGCCAAAGCTGCAAAACAGGGTTCGTGCTGCGCGCCACGAAAAACTGCGAAGGGCGCCCCTGGGTAGACTTGTTGGGGGTGTTCAAATCCGTGTCGCGGCTCACGCGGGCCATGGCAAAATCCGTCCCTGTCCGACGGACAACGGCGGAAAGCACGTCAATCGTTTCTGCGCCAAGGGCGTACTCGCGCGTCCCAACGATCAGGGGCACAGTGGTCCGCTGGATCGTCCACTGGTTCAGGCCGCGATTCGCCCATTCTGCCAGCATCAGGTTCAGGGACCTCTTGGCGGTCTTCAGGTCATAGCCCGTCCGGACCTCCAAGCCGCAGCGCTCGAAAGCCTCTTCGATGTATTCGGTGACATCAAGCTCAAATACGGCAGTGCCGGAGAGGGTCATGGCTTACTTCCTAAATTTGGCCGTCTTCTTGGCGATCTTCTTGGGCTGCGCCACAAACTGCTTGCCCTTGCGCGTCCCTTCGCGTTTCGCGCGGGACGTTGCAGCGTATTCGGAAGGGCTGAGAGCGTCACGCGCCTTTTTTGGCAGGTAACGCTCGCCCGTTGCTTTCGAGCCCTGGGTGGACGGCTTTCCGGATTTTGTTCCCCAGTCAGCATCCCCCCAATCCTTCAGGCTTTTCTGCGGCTTTTTCACTTCTTATTCTTGGCGCCGCGCATCATCTTTTTCTTGGCCGCGCCGCCCTTTTTCATGCCCATGGGCATGTCGACCGCACCGCCGCCCATCATCTTTTTTGTGCCCATAGGCATGTCAACAGCACCGCCGCGCATCATTTTCTTTGCTGCGCCACCGCGCATCATCTTACGAGGTTTCATTGCCATGGTTCAGTCTCCGTTTGCGGTTGACGACGAGTGCTTCATACTCGTCTGGGGGATACACGTCATAA